CCAAATTTAAACTTCAAACTATTACCAGAAGCTTCATATAATCTACCATTGATAGGGACATTGTAAATGTCGCTATCCTGATCGTGACCATCCGCAGACAATGTCACATTTTGTACCTTCATACTCTGTTGCGCACGAAATCGTGCAACAGCACCTTGCAAAGGTAATTCATAGGAATCAACATAATAGCCAGGATTAGACACGTCTTGTCCGAACAAAAGAACCAATTTTATCATTCGAAAACTTTGTAGCCAAATACCAGAACCAACTAATGCGTTGTCGATGTAATAATCGAATAACCAACTATCAAATTGAGCCCACATGGAATTATGGGAAGTCAAATCAGTAATAGCTTTCGATCCAACAGTCTGCACACCCTTATCATTGCTATAGTATAGCCTGAATGCAGGCTGTGCGGTACCAACTGGCAAATCGGGTTTATCATACCAGTTTGCAAAATCATGATTTGCAACTTTCATAATAGACCGATACAAAGACCTCGTGAATTGCTCAAAAATTCGCCGGATTGGTAAACCATGACCCACATATACCATATTAGGGTCAGTATACTCCAATCCTTCTTCCCAATTAACTCTTGTACCCAAAACATCAAACTTTCTCATCTGTCTCTTCTTTCTAGATTTCAAAGGACGTTGTTTCAATCGTCCATATTTACCAGCCAAATACGCCGTATTTGCAGTACGAGGTCGGGTTCTTTTAAACAACACGTCAACAGACGGATTAACAGTAAAGCCAAGCGGCTTACTAGGCTGCCGAGTTGGCTTCTTACTACCATTATTACCTTTTCCAGATGTCAATAACTTTGTTGCCCCTTTTAAACCACCTGCACCTAATGCAGCTGTAACGGCAGGCAACACATAATTCCAATAATTTGCAGCATTATTGTAATTATTATACACTTTTCCACTTCGAGTACGCATTTTTTATTTTTTTTTCACTCCCTAATTTACTTTAAATAAGCATTGGGAGTGGGAGGACTACTGTAATATTATTATAGTAGTCCTCCCCCCATAAAAAAAATTAAGGAATTTTTTTATTGGTCCATTGTGATTTCCTCGACCATGGTCTTGAACACCAAAAAAAAATTTAACCTGTTATTTTTGTTATAACAGGGGTTAAAACTCGATTACAACAGTCTGTATTTCAAAATGCAGACTCTTACTATAGACAGGGGTTAGTTTGTTTACTTTTTGGCGCCAAACCCTTATGCAGGGGTTAACGCAAAAGTCTATATAAGTGGGAGGGTTTTCTCCAATTCTCACCATCCTCTGCCTGCCCTAACCCTTAACCCTAACCCTAACCCTCTCAACCCTTAACCCTATGCCAAATGGATTCCAGCTCAATTCCCGGAACATCTTGCTTACATGGCCTCGGTGCGACGTGCCCATTCAAGATCTGCTCGACTTCCTCTGGAGCTTCGATGATGTCCAGTTCTGCTGTGTTAGTTCCGAGCACCATCAAGACGGTTCCCTCCATCGCCACGCTTTGGTCCAATTCTCCAAGCCGTATCGTACCCGTGACGCTGCTTGCTTTGACTTCAGAGGATTCCACCCGAATGTACAGGGTGCAAAGAAGCCTGCCGCAGCACTCGCGTATGTCAAGAAGACTGGCGATTTTATCGAGAAAGGGGACTGGGTGGAGAAATCCAAGAGACGAGCCTCTCAAGAAGAATCTCTTCCAGACGAATCAACAATAAAGGCAAAGGCTACCGACCTCGAGTTGGTAGACTTTTTAATCTGGGCAGCAACAAACAAAGTGCAATATGCACCCCAGATACACTCTGCTATTCGTCTTGATGATTCATTTACTTTAAAAGACTTTGTTGGTGTCAGAGAATATCTTCTGCCTGAATTTGTCCAAATCCTTCAGGACTCACCTGACTGGGACTTTCAAAAGGCGTTGATAATCCAAGGACAATCTGGTTGTGGTAAATCTCACTATGCTAAAACACTCGCTCCTAAACCAGCGCTGTGGGTTACGCATATCGAGGTACTTCGCCGATTCAAAGCCGGCTATCACAAATCAATTATCTTTGATGACTGTTCCTTCAAACATCTTCCAAGAGAAACCCAAATCCATCTTGTCAACTATCATGACCCTGTTGCAATTCACTGTCGCTACAATCCTGCCAACATTCCTGCCAATGTGCCAAGAATTTTCACCTGCAACATGGACTGTCTGGACTACTCTGACCCTGCAATAGCTCGTCGTATATCAATCATTTATTGTTCACCATTGGAAATGGCTTTAGCAAGAAATAAACTCAACATTTAAATAACATAATTCAAAGGACATAACTGTACTTTCTTTTTTGTCTTTATATAACAAGACATCTTAGTATCAACCTCCAACCGAAGCTTGATTGGAGATTCAGTACCCAAAATATTCCCAATGACTTTCTCCAAAGCCATTACACGACACTTGCCAAACGGATGTTCCTGATTGCTAAATACTGGTCCGACCCCATCACCACGTATGGCTGTAGAACAAATAACAAAGAACCGATCAATATTGCAAGAGAACTCCGACATCACACTACTGGTCTTTATCTTCCCAGGATTAATACTAACCTTCTTAAAACTCTTGCAATTGGACAATTCATAAGCTTCTGGAGGTTCCGCGGGAACATTTTCCGTTTGCGCTTTTCCGCGAATTATCGCACTGGTAAATTGACCGACATACAGAGTAGTTGTCGTCAAAGCTTTATACCCACCAAATTTAAACTTCAAACTATTACCAGAAGCTTCATATAATCTACCATTGATAGGGACATTGTAAATGTCGCTATCCTGATCGTGACCATCCGCAGACAATGTCACATTTTGTACCTTCATA